TTTCCTGTAAATATGCAAGCCATTTGCATTAAAATAGAATTGCCAAAAGATCCGACATAATGGTTCCGTAGCTCAACTGGATAGAGCAGCTGACTTCTAATCAGCAGGTTGAGGGTTCGAGTCCTTCCGGGATCGCCAGTTAAAATCCATCCTTGTAGTCTGCAGCTCAAGGAATGGTGTGTGACCCTCAGCACGTTATGAGGCACGGGCTTCCGGTGTACAGTGGAGATAGGTGGGGAGGCACCTAGGAAGGCTTCCCCACTGATTTTAAGTTTATATATACTCGGTGTGGCGCAGTTTGGTAGCGCACTTGTTTTGGGTACAAGGGGTCGTAGGTTCAAATCCTACCACCGAGACCAAGAGATAGTCAATGGCAAGACTTTAAAAAGCCATAGGTGCAGTGACTCTTAGGAGTTATGGGTGCAGACCTGGATATGTCTTAAAAAGATCCAAATTTGGTAAGCCAAGTCAATGCTAAGACAAGGGTTTATTACGTTAAAGAGTCAATGACGGTGACTTTGAAACGCCATCTGGTGACAGTGTACGCGTCCGACACGGCTGGTGACAGATACGGTTAGTACAAAGGTGACGTTTAACTAAGCAACGCCAATGATCCTATACTTAGTAACACTTGTACAGGCAAAGAACTGGCTTACAACCGCATTTGTGTGGTTACAGTTCTTTGCCCGGTCGTCTATTGGTAGGACGCCTAACTCCGAATTAGGAAAGCAAGGTTCGATTCCTTGACGGGCAACCAACTGAAAAGATGATCGTGGGCATTTACTTGGCCACGTAGCTAAATTGGATAAAGCGTCACCCTCCGAAGGTGAAGATTATGAGTTCGAATCTCATCGTGGCTTCCAAATTAATGAAATGAATAGGAGTAAAGTATGGAAATTATTGCAGCAGTTATTATTTACACATTAGCAGAAGGTATTAAAGAAAACAATACTCGTATGGATGATCTACAAGCACAAATTGTAGATATTAACAATGACTTTTTAAAATTAAGTGGTGCTCATTCAGCACTATCTGCAAAACATAAAGTAGAATATGAATCCAATCGTGAAAAGATTGACGGTGTATTAGACGTATTGGATACCTTTGCTGAGGCAGAGTAATCTATGCGACAATTATTTCAACTTTGGTCTGGTGATAATCCACAGAATGTTCCATTAGATTTTTTAGATAATGTAGAAAAATTAATTGCAGATAGAAAAGAGCAATTAAAATCTGCTAATATGGGATCCTCTGGAGAAAACCAAGATCAGAGTTACAGATCAAGTAAAGTGATGTGGTTATCGGATGCATTTTGGATTCGTGATTTCTTTTTTAATAATTATATCCAGCCTGCTAATAAAGCTGCATTTGGTGTAGACGTCCATAATATGGCAGATATACAATATACTGAATATCATGCTAGTGAAGGTGGTAAGTATCATACACATATTGATACCTTTTGGGAATCACAATCACACTTTGATAGAAAATTATCACTTACTGTTCAGTTATCAGATCCATCCGATTATGAGGGTGGTGATTTCTATTTTGATGGATATGAAAATCCTCAGAATGGTAAAAGTAAAGGATCTGTCCTTATATTTCCTAGTTACTTACCGCACGGTGTAACACCATTAACAAAGGGATCAAGGCGATCATTAGTTATGTGGTTTGATGGTCCAAGGTGGCGTTAAGTATAAATAAATTTGTTTACATTTAGCGATCCTCCTATTATAATATTTTTATAAAGGAGATTTTATTATGGTAGCAAAAGTTGGTGACTTAAAACCTGTTGATGAATGGGAAGAGAATATCCGTGAGAATGCAAAATACTACACTGTTATAGGATTCACACCTGGCAAGGGTAATAGACATTTTCAGTCGTTTGAAGATATTACTTGGGCAAAAGCATATGCAATTGAATTGATGAAAGATACCTCAACACGTATTCGTGCAGCTATGGTTTATGCAGTTAATGAATATGATAACCATGCTCTCGTAGGCACGTGTAATGCAGATTTAAAATGGAAGCAAGTGGAGCCTAAGAGATATTAAATGAATTTATTACAAGAGTTAATGGTTATAACTATGGAAGAATGTGGTGAACTTACACAAAGTTGTTCCAAGATTATAAGAAAATATGATGATATACATTCTATTGAAGAAAGTCAAAGACAGAAATTAGTTGAAGAATTAGGTGATGTCCACTGTATGATTGAATTAATGGTTGGTCATGGTATTACAGATTGGAAAGAATTACACGATCAAGCTGATGTAAAGAAGGATAAATTAAAGGTCTGGAGTAAACTGATTACTGATGATCTTTATATGGGCGAAGAGGACTAACCATGACCGATATGTTTGATTTTGGATTTACTGCTGTAGATGAAGATGAACTACAGGCTGTACAACAAACTGCGGCGAAAGCAGACGATGCTGAACAACTAGCATTAACAACACAAGAGCGTTTAGACAAACTCTATAATGCTGTTATACCTTTATTAAATAATTTGAAAAAGAACCCTGAGAAAGAATATATCCTTTGGCCAAATAGATTGGCCAAAGTTGAACAGTTTGAGACACATCTACAAAAGATTTATCAGGGATAATTATTTCTTTTCTGGTGCAGGTGATTTACCTTTAGAGTATGCTTGAGCACCAAAGAAAGCTGCAACCAAACCAGCAATGGCTACAAAGTATGTAGGAGCAATATCGCTAACCAGCTGAGCTGCAGTTTCTTGTCCTAGTAATGAAGTTCCAATAATTGTTATAGGATATAAAAGCATGCCCCAAAGAGCAAACCAAGCCATGGCTCTAATCTGGTCTTCCTTAGCATCCTCATTCTCTTGCATTTTCTTTTTATGCTCAAATTCAGCAATTTCCTTAGCACGTGCCATTTCTTCGTCGGTGATTACTCCATCACCATCAGCGTCTAAGTGTGCAAATATTGAGTCCGGCTCTAACGTCTTAGCTGCAGCCATTATTTCCTCCATTTTCTTCTATAACAATATTTATAAAAAAGGATCCTAGAAATGATTAAACAGGAGCGATACCATGAGTGGATCAAAAAACAATTCAAAGAAACCCGTGAAGATAACGGAACACATGCACTGGGGTCAGATAGACGCAATACTTTGGGATATGATCTCGCAGTGGGATGGAAAGAAAAAGAGCAAAGAGAAGATATTGTCAAACGTCTCAAAACTTTTTAAGTGGTCTGATAAACAGACAGAAAAAGCATGTGAGATGCATTTTAATGTTTACAATAAGAAAAAAACGTGATATGATATAAAAGTAAATTGTGGAGATTACAATGAATATTTTTATCTTATCAGAGGATCCAGTAGAAGCTGCAGAGCTGCAGTGCGATAAACATGTGGTCAAGATGATTGTTGAGAGTGCTCAAATGCTTTCAACTGCTCACCGTATGCTAGATGGTTATGTAGAAAAACGTCCATCTAAATCTGGTAAACGTATGATTAATTATTGGGTACATCCTAAGCCATACAAAGAAGAACGGCTATACAAAGCTGTACACCATGCACACCCATCTACTGTATGGACTATGGAGTCTGATGCAAACTATATCTGGCATTATGATCATTTTGTTGCATTACTTGATGAGTATACATATCGCTATGGTAAAGAACATGGTACAGCTAAACTAAAAGATGTACTAATTCAACCACCACGCAATATTCCAGTTGGTCCACTTACTCCGTTCAAACTGGCTATGGCTGATTATCCAGAATGTATTGCACTTGGCAATCCGGTAGAAGCATATCGTGCTTTCTATCAGACAAAACAAGATAGATTTAAAATGGCCTGGACTAAACGTAATGTTCCAGATTGGTTTCAAATTAAGGAGGTAGCATAATGGAAAAAGATAAATCACGTGCTGAGCGTATGCTAAAATCAAATGCAGCAAGACGTCGCCGTAAAGTGAGAAAGTATCTTATAGAAAAAAGAACATCTAATCTGTATGCTAAACTCCGAAGAATTAGACGAAAAAAAAGTGCATAAAAAGTAAAAAAAATGCATTTTGGGGGTTTACATTCTATTTGTAATATGCTATGATGTTTATATCAAATGAAGGAGATTACAATGCGTTATCAAGTAGAAGCAACAAATGCTAAGGGCAACTTTGCCCGTGTTTACTTTAACAGTGCAAAAGAGGCGGATCTTTTACACAAAATGCTTTGGAATGAACTAGATGAGAATGGTATGCTTAAATGGAGTACCGTTCGTACCACAGATTTATTTCGTGCACCGGAGGCAGCGTAATGTTACTATCAGCAGAACAACAAGGATCAATGGTTTTTCATATCCTTGAAAATAATTATCATAAGCCCTTTGTTGGCGGTAAAGCCAATCGAGAAAATATCGAAGAGGAAATCACTATCGGTCTTTACAAGCAGGAGATTCCACCCTGTAATCAAGAAGATGTTGATTGGATTTGTGATTTAGTAGATGCTATGATTATTGAGTATGGAGGAAAAAAGCAATGATTACCACAGATTTTATCTTTGAAGAAGTGGATCGTATTAATGCTGGTACAGCACAAGGTGAACAATCTATTATGGTTCAACGTGATATGAAACAATGGGCAGAAGCTGAAGGTTGGTGGCCTGCGTCACATTATCAAGATATTGTTCTTGGCCATGCTGAAGCTCGTGGTTGGACTCAAGAAGGTTTTACAGGATTGGAGATGCCCCATGGATCTTAAATTTACAACAGCTGGTGATTATATGAAGGATTTAGAATATGATAAAGTTTATGATCGACGCCATGGCGGACCTTTCGACCGGGGAGGCGCTGATAGTTACTACGGCCGTGCTCCTAACCCTCATTATTTTCTTGGGGGAACTGGGACTTCTCAGCGTATAGGTCGTGATGGTATGACTGAAGATGAACTTGAAGCCTATCGTGCAGGCTATGATGAGAATGAATTGTCTGGCAATAAGAAAGAGTGGTAATGAACTTTTCTAAATCCATAATTCCTATGGATTTCTGGCGTACACTAGGTCAGTATGTGTATGCATATATCAATAATGATGGTACGTACACATACATTGGTAAGGGAAATGGCAACCGTGCGATTCAGCATATCAACTCTAAGGATTATGATATCAATAATCTTTATATTGTTGCCAGAAATCTTGAAAAATTTGATAAGAAAGATTGGCAATCATTTGTAATTGAGTCATATCTAATTACATCATATATGCCAACCGATAATCGTGTATCTGGTCACTATAAGGAGTGTTTCACAATGGCCAAGTTTTCGGAACTTTTTAATGTTTATACTGCTGCGCAGAATGATAACTTCGAGGCTTTACCTGAATGGTACGTTGATAATTATGCTAAAATCAAAGGTCGTTTAAATGTTTTAACTTTTAAATCAGATTCGACATATGTTGAGTATTCTACAATGGAACAAATGCAACCTAGTTTCTATGTAACTACAGCTGGTGCTGTACGACAGTTCCGTTTTGCAATTTGGACTGAAGGTGAAAAACTTAACTATCGTAAAAGTCAATTATTTGCTTTTTTGGAATCGTGCGGTATTGGACAAGATCAAATTGAGAAAACTGGTAACCGTGAAATCTATGAGATTAAATCAGATTTGGATGTTAATACTGTTATAGATATAGTTGATCAATTTTTCTCATAGGAGCAATTATTTTGATTACAATTGAATTCGATCAAGATGAAACTTTTATCAACGTTATGGATAATACCGGCGAACTTGAAGATGTCGGTGCTATCCTATATGATGACTATTGTCATATTCGTCAGTTTGATGAAAAGACTAATCGGTTCAAGGTTATAACCCTTACATCTGAAATGTATCTAAAACTAATGAAAGCATGGAAACTACCAGAAGGTGCCTATGATTTAGTTTTTGTAGAAAAAAATTAAAAAAAAGTAAAAAAAATCGTTCCAGGGGGTTTACTTTTCCAAAATAATGATTATATTAATAGTATAGGAAGTGAAGGAGATATACTATGGAATATGCAACAACTCAGTCAGAACGTCTTGCTCTTATCAAAAAGATTGCAGAACGTCGTAATAAAATGGCTAAGATTAAAGCAAAGTCAAGTAAAGTTTATGAAACAATAAACTATAAGACTGGTCCTAAGAAAATAGAAATTCCTAAAGATAACGATAACATCTATGCTTATACAGATGCTTCTAAATATGCCAAAGAATATTATGGCGAAGTAATGTATGAGACAACCAAATATGACAACGATTGGGATTAATTAACTGAATGACTGGAATTTTTTATGATACGGAGGATATTCTAATGAATAGAGATGAAATGATTAATGAACTACGAAAACGTGATTGCCGTGTAATCTTTAAAAAGACTAATGGCGAAGAGCGTGATATGCTTTGCACACTACAAGAAAGTGCTTTACCAGATTGGTCAGTTGATGCAAACTCCGATAAGGAGAGTCGAGGCTATTCTGATCAAGTAATTCGTGTAGTTGATGTAAATAAAGGCGAATGGCGATCTTTCAGAGTTGATAGTGTCGTATCATTTAGCTGATATAAATATAGTTACTAATCTAAAGAAGGAGTAGGAATGTTTATTTCAACACAAGTAATCCTTTGGACACTATTTTCTGCAGCTGCACTTATTGCTTTTATGATAGGGAGGTTGCTTGAATTTAAAGAACAAGATGAAACTATTGAGAAAACAATTCTATTCCTTGTAGATAATGATATGGTCAGATGGGAAACCAATGACGATGGTGAAATAGAATTATTGCCACTTAACAAATAAAATTAAATTTTAATCATTTTTTTGTTTACATCTTTTATTTTTTGTAGTATGATAATTATATCATGAAGGAGATGAATATGGCTAGTAAATCTAAACTTGATATGGCTCGTGAAGAGATTAGTAAAAACTCTAAAATCAAACCTATTAAGAAGCGTAAAAAGCGTACTATGACTTCAGAACAAAAAGCAGCTTTGGTTGAGCGTCTGGAGAAAGCACGTGCCGCTAGAGGTCCTACAAAGAACCTTTCCATACATGAATCAATTCGTGACTTACCAGAGGATCATCCTCTACACCATAAAAAAGTCAAGGATTGGATAAAAGATCAGAAGGGTCTTTTACAAGGTCTAAAAGATTTTAAAGATAGTAAAGATGCCGGACTGCGTAAGCAGTATTGGGATGCAGAAACATATTTATTTAATTTGCAAAAATACCTAAGTGATGGTGTTTATCTTGATAATAGATATGGTTCTGAAAAGCAAAGCAAGATTCGTTTGAATAGTGTTGCCATGGCTTATTATCCTGATGGCACACCAAAAAGAACACCTGGTATTTTCTATCCTGATATGGGATGCGAATACACAAATGAAATGGCAGCGGAGGATCATGCAAGATCAAAAAAGATTTCTAACAAAAAGTGAGTTCGCTAAACTAATTGAGCAGACTGTAAAGTCCCATCAATCTTCGTATATGGATGCAATTATACATTTATGTACGAAGCATGAAATCGAATTGGAGGAGTCAAAAAAGTTTATTTCTCCAATCATTAAAAACAAGCTTGAGGCAGAAGCAATGAATTTAAATTTTCTGCCTAGGCAAAACACTTTACCAATAGAGTAAAATTTAGTATAATACTACAGTTAATATTTCAGCAATATAAGGAAAATACAATGTCTTTTGCAAATCTAAAACGTAACCGTACCGACTTCTCAAAACTTATCAATGCAGCTCAAGCAGCTGGTGGTGGAGAACAAAAGAGTTCGTATGGTGATGATCGGTTATGGAAACCAACTGTTGATAAAGCAGGTAATGGTTATGCTATTATCCGATTCCTACCAGCAGCAGAGGGACAAGACATCCCGTGGGTTCGCTACTGGGATCATGGATTCAAGGGCCCAACAGGTCAATGGTATATTGAGCGTTCTCTAACATCCATTGGTCAAACAGATCCTGTATCAGAAATGAATACCCGTCTTTGGAATTCAGGTATTGAAGATGATAAGGAAAC